TGATATTGCATACTTAGGGCAAAAACAGAGGCGAGGTCGTGTAGGAAAGAATGAAGCACATACATTAACTACTAGCCCGTCACAAACTTACTATTTCATTGACATGAATGCTGATCCTAAACTCACTGAAATTGCAAGATGTATCACAGCAAGACAAAACGCAGGAGTAAGTAAGCATAAGGGTGAACATTCAGCGTTACTTGTTTTAGTTGGTGAATTTAATGCGGATGAGTTTTCTGATATATATGCAAGACTTCACGAATTCGTGGAACTTGACGAAAAGGAGAACAAAATTGCATTGCTGATTATTGTTGCCGATACTCAATGCTTTGTTGGTTTTATTCGCAGACTTACTCCAAAGGAATGTTGGAGACTGCAAGGATTTTCCGATGAACAGTATTTGAAATCACGAGAGGCAGGATTCAGCGATTCCCAACAGTATAAGCAAGCAGGAAATGCGGTCACCGTAAATGTAGTTGAAGCACTTGCGAAGCGAATAAAAATAATTGATGAAAGAAACAAAGGAGATTTAAATGGCTAACGATATACGAAACATTTTAACCATCAGTGGTAACCAAAAATTGATTGACGAAATGCTCCAAGCAATTCAAGTTGATGCGTTTGGCAGAGGTTCTATCGATTTTAAAAAGTCTTTCAGTATTTTGTTTATCTGGCTTGATATAGTTCTATCTTCTTCGGAAGCATATTGTTTTAGTTTTTCTAAAACTTCTTCATCTAGAGTTATAGCAATTTTCTTTTTCATAATATCACCTCTTAGTGGTATTATATCATGATTTTACATAAAAATAAATCTAAAATATTTGATAAAGTATGACAGAGTATGATAAAATAATACTAAAGAAGGTGATAAAAATGAACGAAATTTGGAGAAAGATAGAAGGATTTGAAAAATATGAAGTTAGTAATCTCGGACGAGTTAGAAGTTTAGACTATAAGCACACTGGAGAAACAAAAGTACTTAGACCGATATTAAACAGATATGGATATTTACGAATTAATTTATATAAAAATAGTAAATTATGCAGTAGATCAATACATCGACTTGTAGCACAAGCATTTATACTTAATCCTGAAAATAAACAACAAGTCAACCATATAGATGCAAATAAACAAAACAATATAGTATCAAATTTAGAATGGTGCACTAATTTAGAAAATATGCAACATGCACGTGATATGGGATTATTAAAATTGACAGACGAACAAAAAAAGAAAAGAAGTGAAAAGCAAAAAGGTAAAAATCATCCATTTTACGGCAAACATCATACAGAAGAAACTAAAAGAAAATTAAGTGAATTACACAGAGGCAAAAAACATACAGAAGAATCTAAAAAGAAGATGAGTGAATCACACAAAGGAGATAAAAATTCGAAAGCTAAAAAAATAATATGTGTAACTACAGGAGAGATATTTGATTGCATTAAGCATGGTGGAGAAAAATATAATGTACATAGTTCAGATATATCAAGATGTTGTACAGGTAAAAGAAAATCAGCTGGGAAACATCCAGTAACAGGTGAAAAATTAGTATGGAGATATACAGAATAATAATTTTAAGGGGGACAAGAAGAATGATAAAAGCAAATGTAAAAGATGGAGAAGTAAGAGCAACATTAAATGGAGAACTTCATGATATAATGGCTGATTTATGCATGCTAAACGATATAGTAATAAGCAAATTAGAAGAAAAAAGTGGTATACCAGCAGAAGAATTTTTAAAATGCATGATTGGTGCTATAAAGCTAGGCTTGAAAGAAAATAGAATCAAAGAAAAATTAGACATTAAAGAAGATATATCAGATTCAATAAGCAAAGACATATTTAAAGATAACGATATAAGATAGCAATACTTACAAATAAATAGCCTAGGAGTTAAATCTTCTAGGCAGAAGGGGGATAATCAAATGGCACCAAGACTATCAGATATAGAAAAAGAAAAAATAAAAAGATTACATAGCAAAGGTTATTCAATACTTGCTATCTCAAATGAACTAGATAGAAGTGATTGGACTATAAGAAAATACATAAAGGATACAAAACTTACTAAGGAGCCAAAACCAGTAGATTTAACAGGACAAAAGTTTGGAAAATTAACTGCAATAAAATATGATCATAAAAGCAAAGGGAAAATTTATTGGCTTTGTGAATGCGAATGTGGGAATACCCACGTTGTAGCAGCTTCTAATTTAACAAGTGGGAAGACAAAAAGTTGCGGTTGTTTAAGCAAAAGTGTTAAGAAAACAAAACGAGTAAAGACAAGACGTAACAATGGTGGAGTGTATTACTTTCAACCAGACGATATACAACTAAAAGGTGACTATCAAGCAGAAGGGGATAAAAAAGGTGGAGAAGTTAAGAAATATACATTAAACCCTGCAGAGTTAACTGCTTATCTAAAAGAATTAAAAACAAAGGAAGTGCAAAGGAGGGTTTAGCATGATAGACAGATACGAACTAAATAAAAATGGAGAAGGATATACAGATCTAACAGCTTGTAAAGCTATTAAGAAAGCAACAAAAATCGAAAATAAAATAAAACGAAGTGAAGCTGGAGAACAAAAAACTTTGATAGCTTGGGCAAATTTGCAAAGCAAAAAACATAGTGAATTAAAAATGTTGTTTCATATACCAAATGAAGGCAAACGAAGTCGAGCATATGGAGCAGAGTTAAAACGTTTAGGGATGAGAGCAGGAGTTCCAGATTTATTCTTAGCTGTACCAAGAATGCAAAATAACATATTATACGGTGGTTTGTTTATCGAGATGAAAACAGGCAACAACAAGTGTACAGAGAATCAAAAGAAATGGATTAGGAATTTGATGGACTATGGCTATCAATGTAAAGTTTGCTATAGTGCAGACGAGGCAATGCAGGTAATAAAAAATTATCTAAATATATAGGAGAGAAAAATGCAAATAGAATTAATAAAATCAAAAGCATACGAAATAGCTGAAAACTACGATATTGACAAACAAGTTGATGTATTAATAGAAGAAATGGCAGAACTAACAAAAGCATTATTAAAAAATAGGAGAGCTCAAAATGGACATACAGATACTCCTGTTGGACATACAGTACAAAATATAATCGAAGAAATAGCAGATGTGCAAATTATGTTGCTTCAAATAAATTATCTAGGCGATTTTGAAGATGATGTAATAGATATTATGAACTATAAACTAGATAGACAGCTAGAAAGAATAGAACACGAAAAAAAGGAGAAATAGGTATGAGTGAAAAAGGCAATGATTTATTATTATCGATATTAATGCTTATTTTATGCATATTCTTGGCCGATTGTGTATTTAACGATTATGAGGATACTAAAATACACAAAGTTCTAGAAGAGAGAGGAATTTCTCAAAAGATAGAACAATTTGAGAATAAAATTAATAACTACATTAGGTAAATCTAAAATTTACATAAACTTATAAAAATAAGGGGGACAAAAGAAATGGCAATAGTAGGATTAGACATAGGGAATATAACAACTGTAGCAGTAAGCGAATACAGAAAAGTTATATTAGAAAGTAGATTATCAAAAGCAACGGATATAAACAGATTAGGCTCAAATGAAGTATTTGCATTTGAGGAAACAGAATACGTTGCTAACTCAGGATTGTTTGAAAATAATCTAATCAAACACGAAAAAGAAAACTTTGTGACATTGATGTACTATGCAATAGCAAAAGCAACAAATAGTAATAAAGTTCAATTAGTAACAGGAATACCAGCAAGTCAATACAACACAAGAAGAAAAGAACTAGAAGAATTTATAAAAGCAAATAACAGCAAGACAATTAAGGTAAATGGAATAACTAGAACTATAGAAATAGATCAAGTATATGTTGTACCAGAAGGATATAGTCTTAAAACTTTTCGAGATATAATAGGACAATGTAAACAAGGACTTAAAATATTAGCAATAGACATTGGGGGAGGAACAACAGATATAGCTGAATTTGATGCTAATTGGAGATTTACAGGTGGAGAAAGTATAAGATATGGATTACTAGACCTTTACAGAGAGGTTAGAAGATACATAAATGATACTTATAACCTAAATGTAAGCTTAGAAGATGCTAAATGCTATTTTGACGGAAATTTAAGTCTTATAGATGGAAATATTTTATATAAAAATGACATAATGAAAAACTTTATAAAAAATATTGTAAATGAACTTAGAGGTATATATCAAAACTTAGCGAATTTGAATTTGATTTTAGCTGGTGGAGGAGGCCAAAAGATACAACCTACTTTTTCTAAGATATACAATCAAACAATATTAGCTGAAGGAGTGGATTTAACTGCAACAGGATTTTATCACATAGGAGTGAAAAAATTTGACTAAAAATTACCGAATAATACTAAACAATGAAAAAAGCTGCGATAAAGATATGATCGAATATCTAGAACAAAAAACAAATCCAAAAGCTTTTATAAAAGATCTAATTTATAGAGAAATGCTTAGAGATATGAATTACATAAGCTGCAATATCGGTCAAAATACTAAAATGCAGAATTTTACAACTCAAAACAGTGAAAATAACGTACAAGAAAATAATAATGTGCAAAATTTTGATTTCGATATAGATGATTTAGACATTTAAATTTCAATCACAACACTAATTTAATAAGTGCAAGATTTTGCAACTAAAAAAGCATAGTAAATAAGCATCATGGAATAAAAGTTGCAGAATTTTGCCAAAGGGGGCGAAACAAGGGTATGAGAATTAAATTTAACTGGAGAACACTTAAATGGCAAATAAAAGAAATTCCAATAATAAGTTTTGATAGCTATAGAGTAGCTAGAATTTACAGAAATAGCCTAGAAGGTGTTAAATATGGAAGATAGAGTAAATGTATATCAATTACTTTGGCATTGTCTAAAATGGCTTATAAGAAGGATTTTTGACATTATAGTATTATTTATCAGATTAACAGTCTATTGGATAGTGAAACTTATTTATAAGATATTCAATCTAAGAGAAATAGACATACAAAGACAAAGAAATATATATGAACATCTGGACGACAATGTAACTTATAAGCATGAATTTTGTTTCCCAAAAAGTGAATCATTTCTTGAATCGTGGATATTTATCCAAGATCTAATTAATAGTTGGGACTTAGACAAAGATGATGAACGTGAATTTTACGATTTTATATTGACACTAATAGCTGAAGCTGAACGTAACGCATTTAATGTGACTACAGAATATTTAAAAACCAAGGATCTAAAAGAACCAACATGGCAAGACTTATGTATCCAAGGAATTTTTAATACATCAAGCGACATAGAGCCAAGGGAAAAGGTAACTAATCCACTAAGACAAAAGGAAGGAATTAGACTTCATTACAAGAGAGAAAGAGAAAAGAATGACAAAGTAAATGAAGCTAAAGCAAAAGGAATATATTAGCTAAAATATACCACTACTCTAGTAAAACTACCTCTACTCTCCTATAAATCGACATACAAGAGAGGTAAAATTAGGAATATAGCAATATCAATATTTTAACTTCTCTCCTGCTTCTAAAAAAGTGGCATAAGAGAGGTACTAAGATAAGAAGAGAGGAGCTTAGGACATCAGAAGTAGTGGTAAAAATTAAATTAAAAATAAAATACAAATTAAGGAGATAAAAATGGCTAAAAAGGATAATTGGAAGCACACATTAATGTTTAACTGCAATGTCAAACTAAAATGTGATGATGAAATATTGAAATGTAAATACACAAAACATCAATGGAATATAAATGGAGTTGATACTGGAAAAGGAGTATTAGCTTTAATAGAAGAGCTAAGAGAAAAATATAAAACAATTATAGTTTTATGGAAAAGACAATTCTAGGTGAATAAAATGGAATTTGAATGTGAAAATATGACGCCGTTTGGCTGTGAACGTATGGACGGAGTGAAAGAATTGCAGTTAGTTGAAATGGTAGAAAGTTGGTATTTTGATACTGAGACATTATGTAAAAATCAATGTTGCAAAGATTGTGATAGAACGAAAAATTGTAGTTATACATGTGGTCGAATTTATTGGAAGGATCCAGTAGAAGAATTTGAAAAAGAAGAAATAAAAACAATCAAGTATGAGCAACTAAGTTTTATATAGGAGGATATAAAGAAATTGAATACAGAAGAAAAAAACAAATTAGCAGAAGAAAATTTAGGATTAGTTTATTTAGTTGTAAACAAAGAATTTACTTATGAAAAAACTACAGAAAGCGATAGAGAAAACTACATAGAAGAAGGTATGATTGGATTAGCAAAAGCTATTAATACATTTAATCCAAGTAAAGGTGCTAAATTTAGTACATATGCTTATACATGCATAAAATTTGAAATAAATAGCTATGTAAGAAAGGAAAACAATCATAAAAGAAAAATAAACTATGTTTGTAAAAATTCAATAGATGAATATATAAAAACTCACAAAGATATTTTAATGGATACGAAAGATGCTTATTCTTCTTTAGTAAATAGAGATGAAATATTAAATATACTTGGAAAGATGAAGATAAAAAATATAAAGTATATCACTTTAAAACGTGCAGAAGGTTATACGTATGAAAAAATAGGTAATAAAATTGGAGTTAGTAAAGAAACAATACGAGCAAGATTGAATAAAGCTAAAAAAGAATTAATCGAATTAGGAATAACTGCATAAGGGAGGATATATGAACAAATAAATGTAAAGGAATAAAGAATATATGGATAAATTCAAGTATGTTGATTGTAAGAAACTTGAAGAATTACAAGGATTAAAAAGGGGGTGATAAGCTTTGATATTAAGTAGAGTAAATGAAATAGTACATATAGCTAAAATTTATATGATTGTATATAAGTTAGAGCCAATGCAAGCAATAGAATGTGCAATACAGGATATAGAAAGATATTTGAAGGAGGAAGATTATGAGAGAGATTAAGTTTAGAGGTCATAATGGAATTGAATGGTTATACGATTCACAAATTTCTATAATGCCATATGGCAAAAACGTACATTGTTTTATGCCGAATGAAAAAAATAAATCAGACCAAAATGATGTATGTAATTGGGATAGTGTTAGTTATGTAGGACAGTATACGGAAATAAAAGATATAAACGGCACAGAAATTTATGAAGGTGACATAGTAGAAACAACTAGAGGATTAAATCACATAATTGGAGCGGTTATATATCACAAAGCAAGTTGGTATATACAATCAAAAGAAGGATATAACGTTAGACTTATTTCTATATTCTCTACTGCAGAAAATAAAATTATAGGAAATGTGTATGAAAATAAAGAGTTGTTGGAGGAAAACTATGAATAGGGAAATTAAATTCAGAGGATATGACAAATTCGAGAAAAAATGGGTTTATGGTTATGGATTACATCAATCAATTTTTATAGATGGTTCATCTAATGCATACGTAACAGCGGGTATTAGAGAAGTATTTATTGTAGATAAGGAAAGCGTTGGACAATACACAGGATTGAAAGACAAAAATGGAGTAGAAATATATGAAGGCGACATAGTAAGAAGACCTGCTTTTGTAGATAAAGATTGCTATTGTAAAGTCAGTAAATTATTTGGATATATAGAAATGAATAGTTATGCTTGGTGTGTGGTAAATAAATACAAGAATAAAAAGTATCTTTCACCATTATTTATAGAGGAAGAGGTTGGAGAATTAGAAAATATAGAAGTAATAGGAAATATATACGAGAATAAAAACTTATTGGAGGGAGAATAATGGAAGGCAGAAAAGAATTAATAAAAAAAGCATTACTAACAATAAAAAAAGAATGTATTAGCAATGAAGATTGTGAAGTATGCAAAATATTGGATATTTTAGGATTGATAGCTTGCCCATGCGATTCAGCTACTTTTCCAGAAGATTGGGAAATAGAAAGGGAAAAAGATGAATAGAGTAATAGCAGATGCGATAATCCTAGCTGTTATAGGGCTATGGATAGTAAGTAGATTATACATGTAAAATACAAATATTATAACAGGAGTGTGGGAGCATGGCAACATTAAACGTAAGTGAACAAGCAAAAGAATTAGCTAAGGAAGTAGTATTTGAAATAAAAAAACAACAAAAAGATAAAAGATTACACAATACTAAACTATTAATGAAAAACTACGACAAACTAAAAAATCATATAGAAAAAGTTAATAGCGATGGTTTCAAAGGATATTTTGGAGAAGAATTACAAGATGCACTAGAAGAAAATGATATATTCCTTAACAGTGTACTTAGAACAAAAGCAAGAACAGCACAAATGGTTTCTTGTATAGATATATCATTAGAAATATTAGCTGATGAATACGAGGAAAACGGAACTTATTACATATACGATGCTTTTCATATGTATTACATAGAAAAAATTACATTTGAAGAAATAGCTGAAAGACTTAATACAGGCAAAAACACTCCAGCAAGATGGGCAAAAGAGGTATTAAATAAATTAAATATCTTATTGTGGGGAGTTGAAGCATTGGGGATTTAATAGGGAATATGTGGGGTTTTCATAGGGGATTACCGATAATATAATGATAGTATAGAGAAACTCTAATAAAAAGGTTGTTTCCTTTACGAACTCTTATTGAATGTCAGATAGCCTGGTAACCTATTTGACTAGTATAATTGCTACAGTTTTTTTCGAAACATTGGTTTTTTTGATGCATAGTTATGCATCCTCCTTTAAGGTTATGAATAGCTGGGAGTAATCCCAGCAACATGCAAGTAATGGAAATCGCCCCCAACGATGTAGGTTCGAATCCTACAACTTGCTAATTGTAATTACTATCATACAGAAACAGATTTTAATCTCATACTCAATTTGGAAAAGAGCCCTTCATGGGCTCCTTTTGTTGTGTAAAAAAGGAGTTAATCTAAATGAGTAGAAAAATATTTCAAAGAAAAGAGTATTCAATTTATAGATGCGATTATGGATATGTTATTCATAACACAAACAAGAAATTTGAAAACGGGCATACACATGTTTCAACTTTTATAAAGCTAAGATACTGGTTATTATGGCTATAAAAAGAGAGATAGACGATAAGCTAAGTAAAAGAGATATACAAAGCTTGATTAGATTAACAAATGATAATAGATATAGAAATAAATTATTAAATAAATTAGACAAATAACGAGGTGGTGATGCATGGCAAGAGCTAGAAGCCCAAGCAGAAATGAAGCATTTAAAATATATAAACAACATAATGGAGAAATCTTGCTAAAAGATATCGCCATGCAACTTGGTGTAAAAGATGCTCAAATTAGAAAATGGAAATCTCAAGATAAATGGGAAGAAAATTTAAAAGGAACGTTACCAAAAAACAAAAGGAACGTTACCAATGAAATGGACATAAAAAAAACTAAAAAAGCTAGTAAACAAGCCGATTGTAGTGATTCAAATAAATTAAATGAAAAAAGTTCCAAAACCAACTCGCAAAATTCAAAAGCTAGATATAATAATAAAAATGCTATTGGAAATATAGGTGGTCCTGGTGGTCCTATAGGGAATAAAAAAGCTGAAACTCATGGATTTTTTTCAAAATATCTGCCAGATGATACATTAGAAATAATAGAAGAAATACAAGAGAAAAATCCACTAGATATTCTATTAGAGCAAATAACTATTCAATATGCTGCCATAATAAGAGCTCAAAAAATCATGTATGTAAAAGATAAAAATGAAATGATTAAAGAGATTAAAAAGCATAAAGACACAGAGTTTGGAGAAGAAATAGAATATGAATTTCAATTCGCATGGGATAGACAAGCAACGTTTTTAAATGCTCAATCTAGAGCAATGTCAGAACTTAGAAGTCTTATAAAACAAGCTTCTGAACTTATAAATAATAAACCAGAGCTAGCGACAGAGGAACAAAAAGCAAGAATAGATAATATAAAAGCAAAAACTGACAAGCTGACTGGTAATAATACAGAGATAGAAGATTTAAGTGAAACGGATAGTGATTTATATGGTGATGATAACTAAGAAAAAAACTATACCATTTAACTTTTCTGATAAACATAAAAATTATATTAGAAACTGTGTAAGAAATACTTTTAATTTTGCAGAGGGAGCAGTAAGAGCAGGTAAAACAGTAGATAACGTTTATGCTTTTGCTCATGAACTAAAAACTACTCCAGATAGAATACATCTTGCGACAGGATCTACAAGTGCTAATGCGAAACTTAATATCGGCGATGCTAATGGCTTTGGATTGGAATATATATTTAGAGGTCAATGTCATTGGGGAAAATATAAAGGGAATGAATGCCTTTATATAAAAGGACCTTCAACGAAAAATAAACAAAAGATAGTTATATTTTCAGGAGGTGCATTAGCTAACTCATTTAAGAAAATAAGAGGTAACTCATATGGCATGTGGATTGCAACAGAAATCAATTTACATCATGACAATACAATAAAAGAAGCTTATATGTTAATATTTAAGGACTATCCGGAGGTTATAGGGGTAAAAGAGGTAAGCCAGATGTTAGGAATTTGTTCCAAAAAAGTATATCAGCTTATTAAAAATAAAATAATTCCTATTATATCTTATTGTAAAGTTTACAGGATAGCAAAAATATGTGTAATAGAATATCTCCTAAAATTAAGAAAGCAAGAGGGAGGTATTGAAAAATCTGCAAAAGCATGATATACTATATCTTACCAATAGCAGATAATCTACGCTTTCAAAAGGAGGTAAATATGAAAGCAAGTCTGCAAATTAAAAATTCAATCTATCAAGTAGTAATAAGCTATAAAGATTCCAACAATAAAAGTAAAACAAAATGGTTTTCCACCCAATTAAAAGAAGGCATCGGAAAGCGTAAGCTGGAAGAAGTTCGTAAAAGCATTTTAGAAGAATTTGAAAAAACTCATTATGAAGACCTTTTTCTTCCCAAACCACAACCTATAGTTTCTCTCATGATACGTTATGAATTTACGGAATATTTAGATATTTGGCTGGAAGATACAAAAACTCTCGTTGAGCCTACCACTTATAAAGGATACAAAAGCAATGTTGATATCATCAAAAAGTTTTTTGCTCCTTTACATTTAATGCTAGATGAAGTGAAGCATCTAAACATCCAGGATTTTTATAGGTACTTATATAAAAAAGGACTTTCAGGAAACACGGTACTTCATTATCATACCACATTATCTTCAGTATTTAGAACTGCCATGAAATCCGAGTTAATCACCTATAATATTCTCGACAAAATAGAAAGACCTAAATGCGGACAATTTACGGCAAATTATTATCAGGAAGATGAATTAATGAATCTGTTCAAAACCTTTGAAGGCGATCGTATGGAGTTGTGCGTTCATATTGCCGCTTATTATGGTTTACGCAGAAGCGAAGTGGTAGGGCTTCGTTGGGAATCTGTCAACTTTAACAAAAAGATTATTTCCATTAACCACAAAGTCATAAGTCTGTATGGTAACGGTAAAGAAGAATTACTCGCGAAAGACAAATTGAAAAATTCTTCAAGCCGAAGATCGCTGCCATTGCTCCCACATATTGAGAAACTTCTTTTAGATCAGAAAAACCGACAGGACCTTTTTCGAGCTCAATTAGGGGCGAGCTATAATACCCGATATAACGATTACATCTGCACGGATTTAATAGGTAATATAGTCTTTCCGGGCTACATATCCAATCATTTTGCATTCATGGTAAAAAAGATAAATTAAAGAAAATTCGCTTCCACGATTTAAGGCATAGCTGTGCCTCTTTATTGGTGACAAGCGGTATCCCTATGAAGCAGATCCAAGAGTGGTTAGGACATTCAAGCTATACTACGACAGCCAATATCTCCGGTCATCTTGACGTGTCTTCAAAGCTGATTACAGCCAACGCTTTGGGATAGCCTGCAAAATTTTTTAGATAAATTTTAGATATTTTTAGATAAGCCCAAAACGCTCCAATGGACTTATCTAAAAAAGCAGAATAAAAAAAGACCCCAATCCCCCCTAAAAAAAAAGAATGAGGAAGGGGGGGCGCCGGC